CAAAAAACACGTCTTCCTCCAGCAGCCAATAAGTGCTGCTCTGGCTCGTTATGCTACACTGTTGCCTGATGAGCCAGCCATTTACCGGGGAGGTTACGAAACAGTGGCCCGTAGCATGAAGGATGGATTATGCAACGGGTATATGGATGTTGTTGGTACAGTCAAGCGAGTTGTTAAATTTAAGGATAGAATTAATGAAAATCCCAGTTTCAAACAATTTCTCGACACTCACAACAGACATATTCCATTTACACACAGATACGCCTGGGCAAACGCAAGAGCTGAAATGCGTGGTCTTGCTAAATATGATAGACCGCAACCCGATCTTGACATAGAAGCTTTCACGTTTGCTGTAGAGTGTATGAAACGACATTTTAATGGCATGAGGGGTGCCATTAAATTACCATTCGAAGCTGTTTATAAAGAGCTAGATAAAACATCGGCAAGTGGCTTTCCAGCCTCATTGCGCTATGCCACTAAAGCTGACCTTCTTCAAGCGGAGGGCTTCGAAAAGTTGGTTTATGATGAGTGGGAACAGATGGGAACTGAAGAGCTTTGTGCCTTCTTTTGGACAGGTTCTGTGAAAAGTGAAATTCGCGAGAATAAGAAAGTTGAAGAAAATTCTTTACGCGGTTTCACAGGATCACCCACTGATTTTACGCTTTGTGTGAATCGACTGTGTTTACACATGAACGAACTATTTTACGCCATGGGAGCGCGGGGTGAATGTTGGAGTGCAGTTGGATCATCCAAGTATAACAGAGGATGGAATCAGATAGCCCAGCGTTTGCTGAAAAAACGATCAAAAGGAATAGCTTTGGACGGCAGTTCCTTTGACTCACGCGTATTCCAGAAAATATTGTGGGCCATTTGTGAGTGGCGAATTGAGTGTGGTAATTTTAAAGGGAAAGATGCAACACGGATGCGTCAAATCTACTGGAATATCATTCACTCAATGATTGTAACCGCAGATGGTCACATTGTATTTAAGCACACCGGAAATCCATCGGGCTCACCAAACACAGTTGTAGATAATACGCTGGCGAGCTTTATCTATGCAGCCTACATCTGGTATCGCTCAGCTCCTGAAGAGCAGCGAACCTATGAGAGCTTCATATCCAGTGTCGAAGGTGCGTTATACGGCGATGATTTTAACGTTCATGTTGTTGACGAACAACAACAATATTACAATGCCAACATCATTTCAAAATATGGAGGAGAGCTGA